CTGCGCATGCATTCGTGGCAGCGATGCTCGAAGACCTAGATGACTCCGATAACGAGGACGAAAAAAAAGCCGCAGACGGCTTGAAGGCCATGCTTGCAGCTTTTCCTAACGACTGGCGGAGGCTGTACCAAACGGACAGACTTCGATGGACTTCAAGAGCGGTAATCAGGCTTTGTCTTTTTATAGACAAGGCGCTTCACCACGGAGTCAGATACCCCAAAGCGCTGGGCAACTCCCTTCAGCGTGTATAGGCCCGTAGCGTAGGCATCCACAATCGCAACCGCCGTTGCAGCATCCACAGACAACGCACGACCGCAGTGCACACCCCGGGCCATGGCTTCCTTCTGACCAGCCATGCAACGCTCACGGATTAACGACCGCTCGAATTCAGCCATAGCGCCAAGAATTTGAAGCATCAAGCGCCCAGTCGGCGTAGTCGTATCGATAGGCTCAGTCAGAGACCGAATGCAAGCGCCTGCGCGCTCTACACGGTCGAGAATCTTGAGCAAGTCGGAGAGCGATCGCGCAACGCGATCGAGCTTGTAGAAAACGAAATGATCCCCCGTTTTTAGTGACGCAAGGCACTGACGGAGCACAGGCCGATCAAACTTCGCGCCGCTAGCCTTCTCTTCAAAAATCACCTGAACGCCAGCAGCATGCATTGCCGCAATCTGCACTGCCGTATCTTGCTCTTGAGTACTTACACGGGCATATCCAACCAGCATCTAAATCCCTCTCTGTTTCGATAGAGAGAGTCTCTTTGATGCCGAAAATTCCCAAGCTTCAATGAGATAGATTGCTATAGCTTTTATAGCGATTCTGCCAGGCGCAAATCTCTTCAGAATCACTTGCAGGCTAATGGAGCATTTCAGCCGGCATGGGCTCAGTCACCAGCCAATACCGAGCTTCTCCGAAGCGTTCCAGGGTCAGGCGATGGGAAACGATGATTTCATCCTCTGCACACTGAAAAGTCATCTCGATCATGTCTTGAAGGGATGCACCCCAAATGCGGATTTTTTCGGCCTTCGGCATGGAGGCAATGCCGTTCTTTGAATCACTACGGCTGTAGCGATCAGAACCCTTTGGAGCGTCCGCATAGTCCTTGGTGATGTACTTAGACACGTAAGCCGCGATTTTCGCGATAGAGCGCTGTTTAACGCGTCCTTGAGGGGTCTTGCGACCACCGACGAAGCACAGGCCGTTGTCACTACCGACGATGGAGCGCCACACCTTAGTCCCCAGCTCCCAGCCCTTCACCTTGACGTCCTTGTGAACCGCGTGCTTTGGCAGCTTGTGGCAAGCGATGTGCACATGCATTGCCCCACGGTCTTGACGCTCAAAACTGGCGCAGTAGACGAACCGTCCACCGAGAGCGCTCTTCATACGGCGCACCCATTCCTTGAAGTGCTTTTTGCACAGATTTCGGTCTGTCTGATTTGCCCGATAGGTCAGCGTCAGAAGCTCATTCAAGCCATTGGCTTTGATGAACCAGCGGCATTTAGCTTTGGCGTTCTGAGCATTCTTTTTCATCTGCTTGTCACGCTTAGCCTCTGCCTCCTCCTCTAGCTCTTTTTCCCGCCAGGCGCGTTCCTCACCATCCCACTGTGAGAGATAGGCTTCAGCATCAAACGGAGGAGGGGCGAGCTTGTCGGTTTCCGACCAAGTGACGGCGTTACGGAAAGAGATTTCCCGATGGCCGTTGACGTTCTTTACATACACGTCCCAAGCGTCCTCATGGACTTCGCCTTGAATGACTATGCGTTCCCCCGTAGGGGCAGTTATGATTCTCTCCATTGCAGCTACTCCGATTAGTTGCAGTCACGAGTCCCGAACAGTTCCACCTGTTGCGGGGCTCTTTTTTTTCTACGATCCAGCCATGCGCCGAGTGGCAATCACTCGCTGTGTTCCAAAGTTAACTATGAATAAATTAGCCGTGCGCTGCGCGCACGGCTGCCCGTCCGCTTCGCCAGCCGTGCAGCCGTTGCGCTCAGCATTTCGGCCATGTTTTTCAACGCGACCTGCGGCCGCAGCTTTTCGAGCTGGACAGGCTTGAGCAGATCCGCCAGCCGCAAACAGGCAAGGGCGATTCGCCGCACCTGCGGCGACCGGGCTTTGGCCCTTCGGGTTGAGCCTTGTCCCAAGTCTCAATCGGCACAGAGGCCGACTAGCAATCCCTATCGCAGACATCCAGACACCCATAGTCAGAGTGCCTGCGGCACTGGTAGCGCTCGCCGCGCGGCGTCCGCTGCCCGTCGAGCATCGCGCCCAGCACCGTTCCCCAGAGTTCTCGCCTCTACGGCCTACGCTAAGCCAGGAGCGGCCTGCGGCCTTTGGTTTTCTCCGGGGGTATTCATAAAGCTTCGCTTTACAAAGCTTCCCCACTCCGAAAACCAATCCCGGCAACGCTAAAGGCACGGCGAGGAACTCAGGGGAACGGTGCAAGCAAGGGACAGCTACACGGGCAGCAGACAGATAACGACCCGGCTCCAAATCTAGGGGCCCGGTACACCAGAAAGGCAGGGGCGGCACATGGCGATAGCAGCAAATTTCAGGAAGTATGCAGAGGCGATGGCTTTGCAGCTGGTGCTGCCCTTCGGGAAGCCCGTGTGGAATGGCAAGCGCCCGACGACGACTCTCGGCCGTGCTTTCCGCGCCTACATCACCGCCGCGATGAAGGCCCGGGGCCTGATTGAGCACCCTGTAGCCCCCGCAGTGCCTCAGTGGTGGAAAGATGCCCAGAGCGCCGCCCGTAAATTCGCCCGCGCCCTGAAAAGCGATCAGAACGCGATTCATTGGAATACCGACCTGACCTGAGCATTACGCGCCGCAAGCCCTTGCGTGTAGGAGTCCTGAGGCATTGGAGCTGGACGCTCTTTTGGCTCGGGCATGGGCACGGTCTGAGGCACAACAGGCTGCACTGACGCGAGCTGAGCCGTGACTGCCGGTTTCTCTTGCCGCTGCTGCTGCATATCGGCGTTGGGCCTTTTGAAGTCGACAAAGAAACCACGCTTGACGATCAGCATGCATGTGGCTTCATCCATTGTCATCAGCGTGGCTTGCTGGGTGTAGCACCGGCACTCATTGCGCATCGTCACGCATGCCGCCGGATAGGGCACCTCAACAGGCTGCGCGACCTGGTCATAGGCCGGGGCTGTGTGAGGAAACCCAGCGATGCGTGCAGTGCGACTTTGCACGTACTCATAAGGCGTCACCGCACGCGTTCTAGCGGCATCTGATGCGGACGCAGCACCCGGCTTTGCCGCAGACGTTTCCGCAGCTTGTGGCGCGCCCTTGGTGACGTTTTTATAGACGCCCGTGATGGCCAGATAGCCCATGATCGGCACGAGCACGACCGTGGCCAGAACCGTCCACACGGCACGCGGAATTTTCTTCTTACCGGTATGCAGACTGGCGCTTTTGTACCAGCCGTAAACCTCTTTGGGGAAGCCCACCATGGTGACCGTGCCGGACTTGCCGCTACCGCTTTTTTCGCAGTTCGGATTGACGGCTTCCCACTCGATACAGCTCACCAGGTCAGCACCGAACGTGCGCTTCAAGTGACGGTGCCAGCCCGGAGAGCCCACCAGTCGCCGCACGAAGTTATCGAGGTTCTGAGGGTGTTGCGTGACCAGGTAGAAATCCATGCCGCGCCTGCGATGCTCAGCGAGCATTCGGACCTCCTCAGGAACCGCCGCGCCACTGCCGCGCACGGGCAAATCGTTATGGCATTCATCGATCAAGAAGATCGTGCCGTCCGGCTCTTTTTGCCAATCCTTGAAGTCGATTTTTTTCCAGCTCGAAAGCTCACCACCGGGCACAGGCTCAAACCGCCCGTTATGACACACAGGACGGTTTTCCTTAAGGCTGCGCTCACGTACCCATTTGAGCGTGTTGAGAGTCTTCCCAGCGCCATTAGCGCCCGTAATCAGGTGCAGCATGTCACACCCTCCTCAGGCGCTTGACGACCCCACCAAGGCCCGACAAACCCATGCGAACAGCAACCGCTGATGCAATGATGCTGATGCAAACACCGACCTTCATATAACCAAGCATTGCCACCAAATCAGGCGGCAACCCCATCAGAGCAGCGATCGCATCAGCCTTGAGCTTGCTCAAAACCGTATCGACACCCGTGTAGCTGACAACAGTCAGGCCCAAAGCAATGAGCACCCGGCCAACCAATGACCCAGCAACGTTTAATAAACCACCGAGCAGGGACGCGATAATCACGGGCATTTTTTAGTCCTCCTTTGACGGTCCTGAAACGATGCGGAAGGCCGCCAGCGAGCACACTGCGACGAGCACCCAGCCGAGATAGCCAAGCGACGGACAGATGTTGCTGAACGGCAAAGAGACGCTAGTCCTCCAAACTTGGACATTCAGGTCTGCGATGCAGCGACCACCACCTAAAACGTCCTCAGAGCTGAGCTTCCCTGCGACGTCCACTTCAGTGTTTCCAGGCAGGTCTTTGGTCACATCACGGTCTGAACCTTTAGCGACCTCAGAGCCATATAGCTGAGACTCAGAAGTCTTGTCATCAAACATCTGGCAGTTGCGCTTGTGCTGATCTCTCGCGATAGCGCACTGGAGCGCGTCACCCTCACACGCAAAGCCGGCCTCACACGACCCACCAAAACTACCGCCTTTACCGTCCTTTTCCCCATTAGCAGAGCTATTGCATTGCGCAGAATTCGCATTCGACTTGCAGTAGTCTTCTTTGCTTTGCACAACCGTGGAGCTATTGATAACGGTGGAAGAACCACCGCCGCTTGGCGTGCTTGTGGTGGTCTTTTCCGTGGTGCATGTATTGCCCTGGCAGGTGGTTTTTTCGCTCACCTTGTCAGTACTGCCATCCTTGTTCTTGGTCTCAGTGTTCTTCTCACTTTTGACTACGTTCGTACCCTCGTCCTTTACGCAGACCTCAACGCCGTTTACCTCACCACCAAAACCACCAGGGCATTTAGGCGGATCGAGACAAACACGTCCGCCAGGACTGCTTTCACTTGAGGCATAACCGGCCTTGCTGCACTTTTCCTCAACTGTCGTGCCGTCCCCTGGCGTAGCAGCAGGAACCTCACAGGCCTTACCTTGAGTCGTGCCAGGCGGACCCTGATACATGCCCAAACGTCCGTAAGTCTGCTTAGTTCCACCAGGCATGGTGACAACCTTGTCCTGCACAAATCTCACGGTGCAGCCGCTAGATGGCGAGTCGTGTGGCCAGCACATATCACCCGTGGGAACCTCACCGCTCAACACTTGCGAATCAAGCAACTTCCCAGAACCCAACGCAAATCCTGAAAGGTTGAAATCACCCGCACATTTAGCATCAGGCGTGGTGGTAGCAACGCAGGACCCGTTCTTTTCTGAATAGCCCGAATTGCAGCCGCATTCCTGACCCGCAAGCGTGGCATTAGCCGGACAGTAGTAGGTTGTTTGCTTGTAAACCGTAGCGTTCGCCATGAGCGGATCCAGGCTGTACGCACACAGCCACTCATAACTACTGTTTTGCACAGCCGTGTTTTGGCGCGACTCAACCGCATTACAAGCAGCCTGAGCGGACTCATAAAGAGTCGAGCCAGCTTGCCAACGGTCCCCATACTTTGCGGGGAACGCGTACGCTGAGACACTGAGCACCAGCAACAGTAAGCCGCAGATCAAGCGGTAAGGATTAGCCATGCGGCCCCCAGCATTGCGATGATGACGAACAGGCCCATGTAACCCCCTCAGCTTTTTCAAAGCACCACCGTTGACGCTTTGAGAAAGCCCCGCAGCCGGCCGGTCTGCGGAGTTAGCTCCCGATCAGGACAGCGCGGAACGCACCCAGCGGAAGGCCTTCACCCCCACATAGATCAGCAGCACAGCAGCACCGATCAAGCCAATGGGCGCAGCTTGCGCACCGATGTCAGTCACGACACCGGCAACATCCACAGCAGCGGCATTAGCAGCCGATGCGGCAGCAACAGCACCAGCGGCAACAGCAGCACGCAGGGCAAGGGTCTTGGAAGTACGCATAGGAATTACTCCTCGTTAGGTTGATTTCCGTCGGTATCTCTGAGCGTCTGAATGAGCACACGAAAGGCCCATCCAGCAGCCCAGACCAGCAGGACGGCACCGCTGATTGCTGCGCCTTCTTCCGTGGTCAGGTTGAGCACGGGGAAGACAAATTCATGCTGCACGGTGACCGTGCAGGCTTGAGAGCATTGAATGACCTGCTCGGTCACAGAGCACCACCGCAGAGAGGACGCCGAAAAGCGATGATCTGTGCCACGACGCAGAAAGCACTGAGCAGGTGCGCCACCAGAAGGAGGACTAGCGGCCACGTCATGTAGCACGCTCCCAATCAGCGCGACCACCGCAGGTAACGCAGACGCCACCTACCCACTCGTGAGTCGAGTAGTTTTCAGTGCAGTAGTGGCCAGGAGGGTCACTAGGGTCAGGGGCACCGGGAGCCGGCAACGGAGCCGCCGAAGAAGCAGCGCGAGCACGAGCAGCCTTGATGCGCTTATGACGGTCAACCAAGTAGCCGATACCTGAAACCATCCCAAGCCCGGATGCTTGGATCAAGTCCCAGATAACAGCACCCACCAAACCACCCAGCAGCGCGACGACGATCATCACGCGGATGAAGTGCTCAAACTGTTCAGGGGTGAGCGTGACCATGATCAGCCCTTAGCCTCAGAAGCTTGACGCTCTTGCTTGCTAGGGATGCGAGTCAGGCCAGTCAGGCGAGATTCGATCTTGCGAGTCTGATAGTGAGCAGCCAGCGTGAACGTGGCTGTGTAGTTGCCCGGCGTGAGATTGCCAATCATGTCCTTAGGCACATCCAGGACGCCGACCTGCGACACCTGACCGTCAGCATCAATCAAGATGCACTCGGCCTCTTGCATCGTCCAATTTTTGCCGTTCTTGCCAACCCCGGAACGGGAGTCATTGACCTTGAGAATTTGAACTACGGATGAATGCTGCATATGGCCTCCTATGGCGTGATATCCCCTGCAGATGGGGCACTACGAGCAACAGCGCTCTGAGCTATCCCGCACGCGAGATAGCGCGGAGGGTTGTCACGGAAAGCATTCGTTGTTATTCCAAAGGCAATCAGCGCAGGCGCAGTAGCCCTCGTACGAGGTGTAAGAAAGGCGCTCGCCACACCAAGGGCAAAACCTGAATTTGAGGGTGTCAAAGGTGCCCCCCGCCTGACCGACCTCGGCGGGAGCTACCACGCACGCGTCAGCGCTTTCGTGGTCAGCAGGGGGACGTACTTCGGGTGTAGGCATGTGGTAGCTCCATGAGAGAATCAATTACCAAATTGATCAATTTATCAATTTGATAACTGGATGTTACAAGGAATTTACCAAAATGGCAACAGATGAAGAAATCAGTCTGCTGATCGAGAAAGCCGCTGAAGCAGCAGGCAGTCAGACGCGACTAGCCGAACTCATAGGGATGCCAAAGAGCCACATCACGCAGATGAAGCAAGGCAAGCGTCATGTGAATTGGAGAGTGAGAGGGAAGCTTCGCGCTGTACTGGGCGAAGACCCTGCGCATGCATTCGTGGCAGCGATGCTCGAAGACCTAGATGACTCCGATAACGAGGACGAAAAAAAAGCCGCAGACGGCTTGAAGGCCATGCTT